ATGAATACTCAAATCACTTTGGCGACAGGGTCAGAGACCATTCGCACACTGGGTATGAGAAAAACCGCTATCCCGTTTAGACTCGAAATCGAACAAGAGATCGCATCAGGGCATAAGGTTTCTATCGATTTTTCCAACAAAGACGCAACACAGTCATTTGTTGACGAGCTTGTAGGTGCTTTGGTTCTTAAGCACGGACGGGCAGTTCTCTCCCAGCTTTCATTTAAGAACTGTTCCGATGACCTGAAATCCATCATCCGCTTCGTTATCAACGATCGCGTGAATCAGATAGAGTCTCATCGCGAGATTGCATAAATCCTAACTAGAAGCCCCGCCCAGTGCGGGGTTTTTATTGGCACACCTCGTTCGCCGCCTCCAGCCTCGCTTCGTACCCCTGGCGCTGCCGGCGCTCTGCACGCAGGGCGCGCATCTGTTCGTCGATAGTAGCGCCCAGCGGCAACGCATCGACAGCGAACGCCGGGCGCTGCACTCGCTCAGTCCTGCACGGCACCTGCACCGGCACCTCGACGCGCACCACCTGTGGCTCGGGGTCATCTATAAGCCGGCCAGCGCATCCGCTCAGCAGCATTCCCACCACCAGGGTAGTCAGTCCAGCAGGCCACCCTGAAACCCAGCTATTACGCAGCCTGCACTGGTTTTCTCGCCGCCGAACAGGCCGCCCCAGGGTCAGGTCACCACCACGGTTCATAGCCCGCGCTCCCGCTTCAGCTCGTCGTCGAATGCCTGGCTGGCTGCTGTGCACGCATCGACACCGGCCGGCGTGCGCTCTTGCGTCACCGTCAAAGCCTGCTGCTCAGCATGCTGTGCCTTGCCCTCGGCTTTCTGTTGCACTTCCCTGGCTCGGGCTGTGCGCTCTTCCGCTGCCGCCCGCAGTTCCGCCATGGCGCCGTTCTGCTCGATAACCTGTCCGAGCAGAGTTGTGCGGGTCGTTCTGCAGGAGCCGAGCTTGCTGGCGTCCTCGATGCGTGCGTCACGCTCGGCGGTCAGTTCACCCTGCAGACTGTTGACGCGGATCTGCTGGCCAGCGCCTACGACCACAACGGCAACCAGCCACCAGCACCAGGCAGGCACCACTTTCAGCCACGTCATGCCGCCATCCTCCCGCCGCAGGCCGTGAACATGGCGACCAGATCCTGCTCGGCGCACGGCTCGGCAGCGCGCTCCTCGGCGTAGATTTCCAGCAGGCTGGCCACTGCATGTTCCCGCTGGCCATAACCAGCTCCTGGGAGGCTGGCCCAGATCGGCGCCGCCAGAGCTATGGCATCAGAGATGCGGCCGGCCCGGATCGCCGCCAGCGCTCTGCACTCGGTCAGCAGCTTTACCGCCGCCAGATCCTGAGCCTCAGGAATGAAGCGCCCCCTGAACCCGTAGACCCTGACGATGGCGCGCCAGGTGCGGCACAGGAACTGGTACCGGCCAGCAGCAGTCGACGCGATGCCGTAACGCGGCAACTGAACCAAGCGGTTAGGGTGAGCTGAGTAGTTGTCGAATGTGATCAGGCGCCCCGGCAGCGAGCCGACGATGACGTTATAGCCATCGTCTGACTGCGCCAGGATCTTCTCCCCCAGCTCAGACCAGGCCAGCATGTCCAAAAAGGCGAGCACGTTCGGGCCACCCGCTTGGGCAGCAGAGATTCGAGCCATTGGTTTACTCCAGGCACAAAAAAACCGCCGAAGCGGGTTTTCGATGGCTTGATGGAAGAACTCCCGAATATCAGCTCGGGATGATCAGCACGTTCCAGTTACCAGCCGGGACGTTTATCGTGGCTCCGGTGTGGTTGCTCACGCGACAACGCGCCTGTCCGGTCGCAGGACAATAGCCCTGACCGATAGTCGCACCGAGCGCGTCACCGACATACGTGAACAGGGCGAAGTCTCCTGCCTTGCAAACCGGCCCTTGCGCGTCAAGGTTGGGGCCCAGGATGAAGCTTGCGCCGTTGGCGATGGCCAGCGCACCCTGGGCGAACTGGTACTGATTGCCCAGCAGGCCTTTACCGTTGCCAGGTGCGATGGTGCGGATTGTGGCTTGCGAAGTTAGATAGCTCTGATTGACATGCTGCATGCCGCTCGGAAGCTCGTTGTCCACCACGCGGTTACCTGTCGACACTGTCGACGCAATACCTACCAAGTGGGCAGTGCCCGCAACACGGGAAAGCACACGGACACCGCCAACGTGGTTGTAGGTGACCGCATAACCGGTTGCGTTGGAAATGATCAGCGAGCTTACACCGTCACCGCAGTTACGCATTGTGCCGCCATCGATCACCACGTTTGTTGCGCCACCGGCATACTTCACAGGGTAGAGGACGTTTTCCCAGGACTCGATGGCCAGGTGGATATCGCTCACCCCGTCACCGAGCACCACGCCGCCGTCGATGAAGTTACCGCTATCGCCCTGAATGTAGGTGTCTCGGACTGTAACGCCAGATGTGCCGCCGCTCAGGAACAGCGTCCCGCCGTTTCCACCATAGCCCCAGTTGTAAGCGTGCAGACCATCGATAACCAGTCTTTTCTGGGTTCCGGTGCCGGGTACGAAACGCATCACAGAGATGCCCGCCATGCCATTACCACCCGTACCCGACTTGTGCAGGATGCCTTTTCCGATGAAACCAGACTCTGATCCGTCCCGGATCAGCACGGGCGTGCAGCTACCGGTATCGGTGGCGCGCACCTCATAGGTACCGATCTTAAAGCCCTCACACCAGTTGAACTCGATCGCGCAGTCGATGGGCTTGCTCAGGTGGAAGCGGACATCATCAACTTTCACGCCTCTGGCAATGTTCGACGCATCGCCAAGGATGTAAACGCAGTTCTGGATAGCCGTTGGAATATCGACGTAGAAATCGACATCCTCGACCACCACGCCATTCATTTCATTGTTGAAGGTCGATTCCCCATTGACGTATACGCCGGGTACGTTCGAGTTGTCGCGGAACTCGCCGTGCGCAAACCTGATATTGCGGATCTTCTTACCGGTACCGTTGCGAGAGCCGACTAGCACCCCATGACCCGAGGTCGTGTTGTCACCCTTGAGGTTGAGCATGCCGAAGTCGCGGATCACGAAGTCTTCGACCGACACGTCGATAACAGAACCGCCGCGCAGGTGCAGGCAGCCCATGTCCTGGTTGTCAGTCGACTCGCTCGTCTGGTACTGGCGGTTTCCGATAAACGTCATGCTGCGGATGTGGAAGCCCTGGATATCACTGCCTGACTGGATCATCGAGTAACCGAAGGTCGGCACGTTTACCGGCGCCCACTTCATGATCACCTTGTCACGGTGCACGCCCTGCCAGGTCTGAAAGCTGCGCGGCTCGACGTTGGTGACGACGTACTCTCCCTCGGGCCAAATGAGCAACGACGCATCACTGTTGATGGCCGCCTGAACGGTGGAAAAGTCGGTGACATAGCGGATCTTGGCAAAGCGCTGGGCTAGGGTCTGCCCCATATAGCCGATCAGCGAAGCGCCCGGCGTTGGGTCTGCCTGGTTCGCCAGCGCAAGCGCCAGGCCTTCTGCGCCAGTGACGGCAGGAACCATCACGATAGGATTTCCGTCAATGTCGAAGGAAAGCAGCTTTCCGGCTCGATTAATGGCCCTAGGAAGCTGCTTTATTTGCTCAGGGAATGGCGCGCGAACCGTGCTGAGCATCCCACGCAATCCAAGAAAAGCCTGTTGAATCAGCATGGTCAGCTTGTCGAATACATCCTCATGTACCTCGGCGAAGAAATCGCCCTGGTTGCGTAGATCGGTAAGCTGGTTGGGGTCAATCTCACGGGTAATGGTGAGCGATCCGCCTGTCAGAGGTGCGCCGATGGTTTGCACTGAACCGCCGCTCGCAGAGCCACCACCGCTAACTGTGTAGTCGATATCTAGCGTCAACGTGGTCTCTGTACCTTCAGCGTTTATTCGAGTAACGACCAGGTCGGTTTTGTCGATGAATCGGAAGTCGACAGGGAACTGGGTTGTCACGCCGTTTGGGTAGTACGTGACGTCACTGTTTGTGCTGACTACGGTCACTGTCGTGACTCCTTTTCTGCGGGCATAAAAAAGCCCGGCGCTTGGCCGGGCTCTGGTTGTGGGTGTGCGGGGTTTCGATCAGCGAGCTATGCCCAGCGGATCCAGGTAGTTCTGCGATGGGGCCAGCAGGAACTGCTGGTTGTTCTCTTTCTCGATGCGCCGCTCTGCCCTGCGCAGGTAGCCGGGGTTCAGGGCTTCCTGCACGCTGTACAGGAACAGGTAGTCGGCGGCGGCGCGTGCGTAGAACAGGTTGGCAAATGGCGTGTGGTTGATGGCATAGCGGAAGGTGGCAGCGGCTGTATCGTCACCATCGCGCAGGCGGAACCACAGGTCGACGGCTCCCTCCACAGAACCAGCAGTTGGCCCAGCCAGGGAACCAATAACGCCGCCACCGAAGCGGTTGTTCTCGCCGAACAGAAAGTCACCATAGAGCCCCATGGCGCCGCCCTGTAGCATGGCGGCAACCCATGTTTTCGGGTCATCCGGTGAGCGCGGTTCGCGCCCCTTGAGCAAATCCTTGGTGGCCATGGCACCGTAACCGAACAGCGTTGACCACAGCATCAGCTGTGCGAAGCCAAGCTTCTCGCCATTGCCATTGCGCAGCGCCTGGATCAGGTCAGCACCAGGGAGAGAACCGATCCCGCTCGGGGTGTAGCCCCTGCCGTACAACTCGCGTCCGACCGACTTCTGCAGGATGGCAATCGGGAATGCCTTGAACTGGCCGACAAAGCGCGCAAGCTCGCCCCAAAACGTGCCAGGCTTTGTTTCGCGACGCATGATTCCCCGCGTCCTGGCGTCCGGCTCGATCACCGCATAGCTGGCCCGGTCGGTGATGTAGCTGCGCAACTGGCCGCGTAGTTCCTCACGCAACTCGGCAATGGCAGTGTCGTTGACGGTGCGGCCCTGGCTTTTCAGGTAGTCACCCAGGCTGGCGGCTGGAATGTCGTCGATACCCTGGGTGGTCATGTATTCACGGCCATCAGCAAGCCTGGATGGCGTGCTGCGCAGCAGATCCCAGCGGCCGGCGTCGATGTCGAACAGCTCCAGCACGCGGCGCAGATCAGGACTGATGGTGTCCCATGCACGCCCACGGTTGTACGCCAGGTTGTGGCTCATCATCAGCGCGGCAGTGGAGCGCATGGTATCCGTCCACCACTGCAGGCCGTTCAGCTTGAAGAAGGTGTTCTGCGCCCTACTCATCTTGCCGCCCAGCGTGTCGTCGGCGCTGAACCGGCTGACCACCTCGCCGCGCACGTTATCGAAGAAAACGCCCAGGCTGGAGAGGATTTCGCGCTGCTCGGCACCCTTGCGGCCCTGCAGCAGGCCATGAATCATTCCGCCCATAGAACTGAGCATGCTCTGGCCCTGATAGCGCAGTTCGCTGGCCGCCACCGGTAGATCGGTGATGGACGAAATAACGGCACCGCCCAGCTTGGCCATGGACTGAACGGCGCGAACATTGGCTGCAACACGCGCTGCTGTGTGGTTGACGGCCATTCGCGACGATCCATCGACCTCGGCCATGTAATTGCCCATGCGCCCCTTCACGGCATCCTTGAATGCCTTGTGCTTTACCGGATCACTGCTCAGGTCGCGATCGAGGTCACTCAGCACCTGCTGCCAGTTCGACTCTGGGTTGGTACCCAAGCGCCGCATCAACCCGGTGTTGCTTCCGGCCATGTCCAGGCCACCCAGGAACGCCTCGCGCAGAGAGCCGGCCCCATACACCTGGTTGTACTGGTTCCAGGCCACGCCATCCTTGAAATGCAATACGCGTTCGGCGCTGACCTTCTTGGCCAGGTTACGCGGGCCTTTGAATCCGGTTGGCTCGGGCGCGTTGGTTTTCAGGTGAACGCCTGACACCAGTCCGTTGTATGCATTGAGCAGGAAGGCGTCGCGGTCGTCGATACCGTCGAAGGTTCGTTCATCGAGCTTGGGCAGAATCTCGTCGCGCCATTGAGCGAAGCCGGCACGCTGCAGCTTGTGCGGGTCATGGCTTTGGCGCACAACGTAGCCCGGAAGCTTTCGGATAAAGGCGCCGGCCTTGTTTGCGTCGATACGGCTGGCTTCCTGATACTTCTGCATGATGCGGGCGATGGCCGCACCCTGCTCGCTGATGCCATCCAGCGGGCGATCCATGCCCAGGCGCCATAGCGCGTCGGCGATCTCGGCATCGTTGTCGCCACGGGTCAGGAACGGCAGCAGCTCGGCGCGCTCGATATCGTTCAGGAATCCTGCGGTGTATGCCTGGCTCAGTTGCTTCTGCTCGGCGGCAACCGAACGGCGGGCACCGGCGCGGGCGACGTTGGTACCGACCAGAAACGACTCAAGGCCAAGGTCTGGTCGATCCGCCCAGGTGTTGCGGATGTAGCCGACCAGCTCAGCCCGGCGACGGGCGTTGATCAGCGCGTTGCGCTTCTCGATCACCGCGGCCAACTTCAACTGGTTGCCCAGCTCGTCAGCAGCGCGTAGGGCGGCATCTTCCAGGCTCAGCATGCCGTTGGTGGCCTGCAGTTGCTTGATGCGTAGGTCGATGTCTTCGAAAACCTCGGTCAGCTCTTCCAGGGTCAGTTCGCGGCCGGCTGCCTTGGCGGCGGCCTGTACGGCATTGATGCAGGGATTGCTCATCGTGTCCTCAACTGGCAGACAGCAGCAGCACGGAATGCGGCGGCATAGGTATTGGCGTCGGCTTCGAACTGGTCGGCTTCGCGGGTGAATGGGGTGATGTCGATATCGGCCTGTGCGGCGACCTCATCGGTCAGTGCCTGTTCGTCTGCCAGTTGGCGTTCGGCGGCCTGCAGCTCTGTCTCATTGGTGAAGCGCAGCGCTTCATCGGCCTGCAAGCTGGCGGCCTGGCCATCAACATCAGTGCGCGGCTGCGGAGGCTGTTTCAGGCGCTCCAGCGCATCGGTACGGCGTAGCGGGTCGCTCAGGTCTAGGATGGCTTCGACATCCACTTCACGCCCAGTAACAGCTTGGGCAACAGCAGAGCGCAGAGCGGATTGACGGATGTACCACGGGGCGGCATCTGCAACGGCACGCGCGGACGGACGAATGTCGAAGCCACTGGCAATCTCGTCAGCCCGTCCAGTAACGCGAGGGGCGAACTGTTCCGGCAGCTCGCCACGGTTCAGGGCGGCGAGTTCGCCGCGGGCAATCTCGGCCTGGCGGTTACCCTCCAGTGCATCGTCGATATCACCACGGCGGGCGGTTAGTTCCTGGCGCTGGGTGGCAATGCTTTCGCGGGCGGCGGACTCAGCCTGCTTGCGGCTCATTCCCTGCTGCTGGTACTGCTTGGCCAATGGGCGGTATTCGTCATCGAGCGATGCCAGCCGGCGATCAATGGCGGAAACCTCTTCGCGCAGGTCAGCGACGTTGGCCAGGCGCCCTTCTGCGACCTGCTCCAGTTCCTGGCGGATGGTCGGCGCCAGCTCTTCGTAGGCCTGGCGCTGGGCATTCAGTGCGATCTGCTGGCGGTCACCGGCAATGCCGGCCTCAAGCGATTCGCGCAGTGCAACCATAGGGTCATCGTCGCCCGTCTCAAGTGCCCTGGACAACGGAGAACGGCGAGCCGTGACGCCGGGTGCAGACTCTGCTGCGACCTGCGACACGGTGTCGATCAGCATGCTGCCGCGCCTGGCGTCGGAGATCAGTCCGCCAACACCGTGCAGTCCACCGCCCAGCACGCCACCGAAAGCGATATTCAGCAGCGTGTCGGATAGGCCGTATTCGGTCTGATCCTGCTGGGCAGCGAGCAGTGGAAGCGGCTCAACCACAGCAGCGCCAACAGCGCCCTGGAGCGCGCCGACGCGGGCGCGCACACCGAAGCGGGCTGCGCGGCTAGTGGCGTTGGCCAGCATCGATGCATAGCGCGCCTCGCCCACTACCGGGATGAATGCTGCGGCGATGTTGATCGGATCGACAGCAGACGCAGCGAACCCGGCCAACAGTTGAACAGGAAGCGTCGACAGCGGCGCATTATCCAGCACCATCTGGCGCTCACGCTGTTCGCGGTTGCGCTCGATCAGGATATCCAGTGCGCCCTGGCGAATGCCGGTGTCCGGGATCTTGATATCGAGGCCGGAATCCTTGACCTGGGCGCGTGCGTCTTCGGCGGTGAGTAGTGGCGTTTCCGCCTCTCCGCGAACCTCCGGGATAGAGTACCCGTGCGCGGACATGGCAGGACGAATGATCGGCCCCTGCTCTGCCCGAGACAGTACGTTAATTCGCCGCGCAGATGTCAGCGGGTTGTTAAACCACGCATCGTCAAGCGACGCTTCAGCGGCATCGAACTGGCCGGTCACCACGTCATCGAGGATATTTCGGTCGGGCCGCTTGATCAGCCCGTCAGTCCAGATGGTCATCGGCTAGTCCCCGGAATTGCCATGCTGCGGCGAATTTCAAACTCGGCCGCCCTGGCTCCCCTTGCCTGCTGCCAGGCGCTGGGGTTCGCGGCAGCCGCACCGGTCAACTCTTCGAAGCTGCGCGATACCGGGTTTCCTGCCTTGTCGAGCACAGCCTCACCGCCGTAGTACAGCGCCAGCCCACTTTCGTCTGGAAGGGTCACCCACTGGCCGTCGCTCTCGATGGCTGACTTGACGCGACCACGGGCGAACTCTTCACTGACGCCTTTTGGAACGGCGAACTGCAGTTCGGCAGGGTCGATGGATTCCTGAGTCAGGCGCGCGCCGCGCTCGATCAGGTCGGCATCCATGCTGATGGGAGCCCGCCAGGTGCCACGGATGGTGTATTTGTCGTTCACCATGGCTTTCATAGCGCGTTCGGCTGCATCCTTCGCGTCGACGCCCTCTGCCATGTAGCTGTAGGCCAGGCGCTCGGCCTCGCCGTACAGGGTCGCAAATGTGCGCTCGCCGCCAACCTGAGCCGCCAGAGTGTTGCGAAACGGTGCGAATCCTTCGTTCAACGCATCCGTTGCATCCTTGCGCTTGGTGCTGTCCAGGCCCTTCTTCAGCTCATCGGTCTTGACGCTGGAAAGGCGAGCCAGCCTGGCGGCGGTGTTGCCGTCCAAGCCGGTACCGATAACCATGGCCGAGCCTGGCAGGTCGTTCTGCAACTGCTTGAACACCAGCGGCCAGTTCTTTCCCCACTGCTGCTGCAGACTGCTGATCATCGTGGCGCTGTTGTTGCCGCCGTCGTCGGTATTGGCGAACTGTGCGGCGATGCTGGCCGCCTGCTGGTTCGACAATAGACGCGGGCTGGAAACGCCAAGACGCTGTTGCTCTGCCAGGCTGGCTGCGGCATAGGCTTCAGCCGCAGCGGGATCACCACTGTCAGCCGCCTGGGCGGCGCGCATTACCTCAGGGCTGTAGCGCAAGGCGTAGCCTGCTGGGTCGGTTTCTCGTTCCTTCTCAAGGCGGACGGCGGCGTTCACCAGGGTGCCGTAGAGCTGGTTGTTACGCTGGAAACCTTCGCCGGCGACGCCGTTCTGAGTCGGCATGAACTCGGCAATCATCTGCTGACGCTCAGCAGAATCAGCAGTCGCAAGCCCACGAATGGCTGTGCCGATTTCCTGCGTGCGTTGGAACTGCTCGAACGCCTTGTTGCCGTCGGCAGCACCATAGGCCGCCTGGAACTGGTCACGGGTTGGAGGGTCTGCGAAGTCGAAGCCGGCCAGATAGGCAGATGTCGCATCGTTCACTCGGCTGGACAGTTCGGCACGGGCAATGGCCTGCATCTGCCTGGCTTCGATCTCGCGCTGTTTCTGCTCGCGCTCGATGGCGTTGCTGATCTTCACCTGGTCATCTGCGGTCATGCCTTCCTTGTAGGCGTCGAACATTCCTTTGGCACGGCCGAAGTCGTCGGCAAGCATGCGACTGATCACTGCCGATGACAGCGCGCTGTTGGCTTCCAGCTGCGCCGCCTGCGCGGCTTCCAGAGCCATACCCAAGCGCTCGGCGCGGCTGGCCAGCACGGCATTCATCTTGGCGCGGTTCTGCTCGATCTGGTTTGGATCCTGATAGCCAAGTGCGGCACCCTGCATGGCGGTGTCGATCTGGCCCTTTTCCACGTCACCGTAGTAGCGCTGGCGCTCGCCGTATTCGTAGCGGTTCAGTTCGTTGGCCAGGCTCTGCCGGCGGCTGGCGATGATCTGCTGATAGCGCGCGCGCTGGCGGTCGTTGGTCAGTCCCTTGGCGAACTCCTGCTGAGCCTTGTCGAAGCTGTCCAGGGTCTGGTTGGTGATGTCCAGAGCGTTCTTGCCCTTGCGGGCATAGACGCCGGTGCTGTCGTTGTAGAAGGCGTCCTGCTGCCATTGAGTAAGCTGATTATCGACATCCATCAGGGCGGCGGTGTCGGCCTTCTCGCGTTCACGCTCGGCCAGGATCTGCGCGCCACGCTGGAAACTCTGCAGTCCCTGAGCGATAGCGGAGTTGTCCGGTGCAATGCCGCCCACCTGCAGCGGGCCAGTCTGCCGGCGTGCTACTTGCGGGCCACTGTAATCGGGAACGCGAGCCATCAGGACATACCCCCTGCAAACGAACCGAAGGCGCTGCCGACGCCGCCAAGGATCGAGCCGAAAGCATTGGATTTGGCGTTACTGATCGCCTGCCGGGCATTGGACAGATCCTGGTTCGCGCCAACGCGGTAGCCATACGCCTCGCGAGCGGCGTTGTTCTTGATGGTCAGGGCGTCCAGTTCGCCAAGCTGCGCCGTTTCGTCCTGGATCTGCGCGGCGGTACCGCTGTTCACGTCGATCCCGTTGCCGGCGAATGCCGTGCGCTGGCTGCCGATAGCCTGCTGGGTGCGCACGCGCTGCCAGTCGGCAGCGTTGGCGGCGTCCACCTCCAGTTCCTGGGCGGCCTGTTCCTTGAATGCGGCGTTCTGCTTCAGCAGAGCCGACTGATAGGCGCCCTGGTTCTGGGCGTTGTTCGCGTTCATCACGCCGCCGACAACGGCGATTGCTGCCGGGATAGCTGCCATCCAGCACATAGTCAGTCTCTGTTCATGGTGAAAGGGTGGAACGGAAGACGCTGGATGCCGTAGGGCACTGCGTCCTGAAACTGGAAGCCAAGCCACTTGAGCCAGCGCACGGCGGCGGTGTTGCGAGCGTCGACGAAGTTGATCAGTTCACGATGCCGCAAGAGCATTCCGGCCACACCAGGCCGGCAAACGCGTAGGAACTCGCGCGGGTGCTGCTCGACATGCACCGTGCTGAACAGCCAAGGCACCCCGACCTGGCCAAGGATGCTGTGCACAGCATCACCGTAGAGCGCCAGTATCTTGCCGTCGTGAACGATGGCGCTAGCCGACAGGCTGCCGGTGACAGCCTGCTCCATCGCCTCGCGCATGCTGATGCCGAACGCGCTTTCGATCTCGTCGCGGTCAGCCTGGCGAATATCGGGGAGAGCCACGACCACGTCATCGAGCGTGGCCGGCCGAACGTCAGCGGCCACCGATGACCACATCCGGAATCACAGCCAGCACGGTAAGTGGCAACGGGTCACTCTGGCGGATGAATATCCTGCCCTTGGTCTCCCAGTCGTTGGAAATCTCGATCTCGGCCTGGCCAGTAAGCATTTCAAGCGGCAGTTCGTAGCTCGAGCGGCTGGCCTTGTGCTCATAGAGGTGAGCCTTGTCCTTGCCGGCGAAGATGCCGCGCGACTCTTCGACTTGGACGATCAGGCGCATCACGGCCAGTTTCTTATCGAGCAGGGTTTCGTTGGCGCCCTGCAGCTCAAGGTCGAGGGTTTCCATGTCCGCCACATAGGGCAGGCCAACATGAACGACGCCAGCCGGCGATTGCAGCGTAATGGCGCCGTCGGTCACAACAGCCTGTGGATGAACGTTGCCATCGGCCAGCACGCTCACGGTCGTGCCCTCCAGGTGATCAAGGCCAACAACGCTGCGCACCTGACGTGCCCAGTCGATCACCGGCACGTCGCGCAATGAATCTGGACAGATGATTTGCAACTGCACATTGGCGACCGTGCTGCTGACCACCTCGGTGATCTCGACGCGAACCACCTCGGTTACCGGGTTCTCGTCAGCATCCTCATAGGTGGTGCGCAGGGCGTAGCGCACGCCCTCCATGCCGGCAGTGAATGGCGCGAAGCCGTTGGCCATCATGGTTACCACTTCCGGGTATTTCCAGTCGGTACCGCCGCTGAGTGTCAGCGACTGCGAATCGCTGGTGTTGCGGCCGTCATAAGTCAGGCCGGAGTCGACAAAGAACGCATCCTCGATGGTGAGTATCTGCCTGGTTTCCATACGCTCGACATAGCGGCGTGTCTGGCCATTGATCTGGCGGCGCACCAACAGATAGAGCGCATCTTCCTGGCCCTCCGGAACGCAGGCGATGGACTCGATAACGCCGTCCGTGTCGTGGTGGTGCCAGGCAACCAGCTGTTGCTCTGGTAGGTAGGTCATGCCCAGCAGCACGCCGTCATCGCGCAGGTACCAGACAATGGAGTCCGGAACCTTCTGATAGGCCACCTGTACCAGCTCGCGTCCCTTGAACAGGTGGGCGCTGAAAAGGGTCAGGTCGCCGGACGTGAATCCATCCGCCTCCAGGCTGTAGCCGAACGACGAAACGCGATTGCCGCGGGCCTGCACGTAGACAGCGCTGGAGCCGACCACCACAGGCTGCACGGTGGACGATCCGTCGTAGCCTTCCTGATTGGCCTGGATGGTCTTCGCGGTCAGGCCGGTATCGGATCCACCGTTGAACGTCCATTCCCCACCAGATGTCAGCCCCAGTAGCGAGCGCAGGCCCAACAGATGGCGCATGCGGTTCACTTCCTTGCTCGCGATTGTGAATGTGATCGCGTCATCGTCCTTGCTCGGCACCGAGTAGCCGAAGTTCTTGAACAGACCAGTTCGGCTCATCCACACGGTCTGCGGGTTGTTGTCGCTGCCGGCGAAGGTCAGGCGCTGCTGGTAGTAGCCGACCGCGCCAGGGTAGTTTCCGGCGCCAACGAATGGATCATTGGTGTTCGGTGGGGTGTCGGTCTTGATCGGCGTGGTGTTCTTGTCGGTAAAGGTCAGTCCGGATGCGCGACCAATGAACCCGTAAATGCCGGCACCTGCATTGTCCTTGTAGACGATGTAGTAGCTCGCCCCAGCAACTGCCGCCCAGGTGACGGTCGCCTGTAGGGTATCGGCGTTCACGGTCACGTTGCCGGTTGTGGCCGGCAGCGATTCATCAATGATGCTGCCGTCATCGAGAACGGCCGTGACCTGGTATCGCCAGGTTTGCGCAACGCCTGATCCACCAGCGCTGGTCGCGGTGGCACTGGCCGGTGCAGCGATCTTCGGTGCCAGGCTGATCTCTGCAATAGTCCAGTTGTCATGCCCGAGTCGGCTCAGGTCGCGCGGCTTGTACTTCGGGTGGGCGAAGGTCATCACGTCGGCTGACTGCGTGTAGTTGAGCAGCGCCAGATCCTCTACGCCGTAGGGCGTTACCAGCTCGAACGGCTGTCCAGCATTCGGGCCGGAGCTGTAGAGCACTTCGCCGCCGTCCATCACCACGCGCATGGTTTCATCGCCGAACACCAGCACGTAGGTCTGTTCGTCGTTGAACTGGAACGGCAGCAGGCGTCCGGTCTTGCTGGAGTCTTTCAGCTCGCACACGAAGCGGGTGCCAGGGCGATTGCGTACGCCGCCATAGGGCATGACGGTGAAGTTCCGGCACAGGCGTAGTCCGGTGTAATAGCGGGCAATATCGACCCGCGCCCGGGCTGATGGAGACAGCTCGCCGGCTGCAAAAGTTGGCTGAATAACGCTGGTCATTGGCGCACGCTCACGAACTCGGATTCAGGCTCCGGCGTGTCCTGCGCTTCGTTGTAGGCGGCCGACTGTGCATCACCAAGGGCAAAGTTGTACTGCTGCTCGCACATCTGCCGGTAATCGACCTTCGAGGCGATGGCCACTGACAGTTCTGCCGCCAGCTTCCAGGTCAGCGCATTGACGAACAGCGAGTCGAAAAAACCGGAGTCGGTCACCGCGAAAGTGAACAGCACCCACGCCTCGGGCTGATCGGTATGGATCACCTGCCCGCCTGGCGCATAACCGATCTTGAACGGAATGCGGCTTTCGCTGCTGAGGGCTGCACGCTGGCCTGGCTGGACGATCTCACGAACCTTGAGGCAGTTGGCCGGGTACCGATAGCGGTACAGCCAGCCATTGGCCGGGGTGCCTATGTCGGCCAGAGCAATAGCGGATTCCGCGAACGGCCAGTCGAAGTCGCGCAGCACCTGATCGCGCATTGAGGAAAACAGCACGGCGCACAGTTCCGCGCTCTTGCTGCGCTCAGTGAACGACGCAATGGGCTGAGTGACGCCGATACGTGTGAGCGCCAGGTTGCAAATTTCGATATCGCTGGCCATTCGGGAGTCCTGAAAAAGAAAGGGCCCCGAAGGGCCCAATGGTGTTGCGGTGATCAGGCGTCCGGCAGATCCGGGTTTTCCTGTGCGGGGCTGTTGGTGCCGCCTGCATTCAAGCGATCAGCCTCGGCATGGGCTTCTTCCTTGCTGCCCAGGAAATCGCCGAACGGCTGGTCGTTGGCGTCCTCGATACCCCAGCGGCCACCGCCACGGTGGTACGCGCGATACGCGGGACGAGGCGGCTCGGTTTCGCTGGATTCGTCAGCGTCGAGCCGCTCCATCCAGTTGCCGAGTTCTTCCTCGGTTTTGATGTAGAACTTGTCGCCCACGTCGCGAAGGCTTCCGTAGAAGCCCGGCTTGGTGGCGACCACATGAATGCTGCCTGCAATCTTCATGGCGGCTCCTTACAGCAGGTCGGGGTAGGCACGCTGGAAGTTCGCGCCATCCAGAACCTGTGCGTTGAAGGTGCCACCAGTCAGCGGGCCAGTAGCCACGGTGTAGTTGCCGCGGATGTAGCGACGCAGACCCGGAGGCAGCGGGAGGTAGTACGAACGGCCGGCGGTCAGGTTGGCCAACGAGATCGGCGCGGAAACGATCACGTCAGCGAACGTCGAGTTGTCAGCCGAGTCCTGAACGCTGAAGGTCACGGTTGCAGCGCCAGCAGCAGTGGCGGCGGAAGAAACCGTGAACTCCATGTAGAGCTGCGTCCCGGCGCCGATATCGCGACCGATAGCAGCGTTCTTGGTTGCGCCGGCGTCGATGACGTCAGTCGATGGCGCCGAAGCGGTCACCGCCTGATTCACCGACACCTGCAGGAAACGATCGATGATGGACATGGGATGTTCTCCTGAAGATTGTCCGAATGGTGATGCGTGGCTTACACCACGCGTGCCTCGGTATTGAGGATGGCGTCTACGCGACGGAACGGGATGTCATCGAAGGCCAGAACCTTCTTGCCGGCGACTTCCTGCATGCTCAGCCACACGTTCGACTTGTTGGTGATCTGGCGGCGCAGGAAGCTACGGATGGTGCGGTTGCCGTAGATCGCAATGCGGCCGGCGCGCTGGTTCGGCAGCAGCTCGACAGCCTGCACCAGCAGGTCGATCAGGTCGGCGCCAGCCGATGCGTTCTTGGTCAACGCAGTCACATCGACGTTTGCGATGCGCACCACGTAGCGCCAGTCGCGCACGGTCAGACCGCTGTCCCACTTGTAGTGGGTGCGGTAGCCCTCATACATGCCGCCGTTGCCGTCCTGCAGGGTTTCCTGCTTGGTTGCGCCGACGTTCAGGCCGCCAATGGAGCCGTCCGGATAGATACCGTGAACGGTGCTTTCGTCCCAGCAGACGATCCAGACGGAGGTGTTGTTCGAACCGGTGCCGCCGGCGTCCAGAATGTTCTGGCCGTTCTCCGCGCTCTTGCTGTTGAAGCGCGGCGCCAGACCGGTGATCCGCTCCGGGTTCACCGATGCGTCACCGTAGATGATCTGGGTGGCCATGTTCTGGGACATGCCCTCAATGAAAGCCTTGTGCTCGGAGAGCATGAAGCCTTCCTTGTCCTTGGCCAGATCAGCCAGGGATTTGTCGACCTGCGCATAGCTTTCCAGCATGCCGGTACCGTCACGCACCTGCACGGTGGTCGACTTCTCGGGCTGTACGCCGTAGTTCAGCTTGCGCCAGGTACCCTGCGGCAGGCCGGAGCGGACAGTGGTCTTGTGACCGGTGCCATCGTTCGCAGCGATCCATGGCATGTCATCCAGGATTTCGTTGGTGCCGTTCAGGATTTCGATGATCTTGGCGATCTTCCCGTCCGGGTCTTTGCGCTTAGCGAGATCCGCCAGCGTCGGGTTGGTGGTGCTCAGTACGGCCATGATTCATTTCCTCACTTGTTGAAAACATCGCCGAACAGGACGTCGGCGGGACGCTGGTTGCTGTTGGTGGTCTGGCTGCCAGGCAAGACGAACTTGTCGTCGGAAATGGCGTTGCCGATGCGCTGGCAGAACCTCACCAACGCCGGGTGATTGCCCAGACCGGAGTCGTTGAGCAGTTGTTTCAGCTCGGGCGAGCCGAACGCCTGCATGGTTTTCACTGCACTGGCGACCGTGGCGTCGTAGTTGGCGCCGCCGATCTCCGGGTCGTTCTTCACCGCATCGGCCCAGCCCTGGCGCTGCTGGATCATTGCGTTCTGCAGCTGTTCGGCGCGCTTGCCTTCCAGGTTGGCCTGCAGGTCGATCAGCCCCTGAGCCTGTTCCTGGGTCAGGTTCAAGCCCTTGGCGATGGTCTGGAACTGGCCAAGCACCTCGGCATCCATTTCCATGCCTTCGCCCAGAGTGAAGTCGGCGTACTGCTCGCCCCCCTCTTTCGTCTTGTCGGCGCCTTCCTGCTGTTGCCCTTCTTGCTTCTGGCCATCGCCAGGGGCCTGCGGGGTTTCAGTGGTCTGTTCGCCGCCAGTCAAGATCGAGGTATCCGACTGTTGATCCGTGGCCGCCGCGGCGGTGGTTTCCTGAGCGGCGCCAGTGGTTTCGTCAGTCATGATTCGGTTCCTCTTGGGGTTGCGGGGCGTTCTCGCCGGCCATCACCGCGTACAGCTCCGGCGTCAGCTCGTTGATCTGCCCCAAAAGAAAAAGGCCAACTTCGCGTTGGCCTTCGTTGAAATTCATCCTGCCGCCGTGGGCGTCGTAGGAGAGCTGGAACACCCGGCATCGGCCGATCATTCGCCACAGAAAGCGCCGGCCGCGCGGGTCGTTCATCAACCAGCGGAAGTCGTTGTCGTTCTGCTCGCGCTCCCTGGCCTCGCGCTGGCGGGCTTTCTTCTGAGCTGCATGGTCGCCGGCATTCATTGCGTGGCTCCCATCAGTTGCGTCAGGGCGTTATTGCCGCCTGTGTCGGTCTCCGATAGCAGCTTGGCGCCCTCAACGGCGCTGCCAAGTTGCTGTTGGATAGCGGCTTGCTGCTCGGCCTGGGCGCGCTGCTCGCGGATGGCGGCCACCTGATCCTCTGCGCGGATCAGCGTCGGTGGAACGCCGATGGCCTGGAAGTACTCGCGCATAGCTGCATCGGGATCAAGCAAGTCAAGCGGTTCACCGCTTTGCATAGTGGCGGCCACGGTGCCCGAGAAGCCGATGGCACGCTCAATACTGGCGACTTCCAGCGTCTTCTGCGCCTGAGCCAGGATGCTGGTGTATTCGACGCGCAGATCGAGGCCGGCCAGTTCCTGCGGTGGTGGTGGCAACAGCGGCGCACCCGGCAGAAGGCCAGCCCAACGCGGGGCGGACTGTTCAACCATGATCCGGAACACCTGGTCGATCAGCGGATCCAGAAGATCGTCGTTCTGACGCTCGAGCACTGGGCCCAGCATCAACATCTTCTCTTCCTTGCGCGTGGCGATCTCATAGGCGGTGCGCACGCTGTCCATCTGGCTGATCATCAGGAACAGGTCGCTGAAGAATGCCGTTTCGATGTGCTGTTCTTCGGCGGCAATCTCGCCGCGCAGCTGGCCAAGCCAGGTCGGATCGACCTGATACAGCGGTTCGAACTTGGCGCCAAGCTGCGATGCCGGCATGTAGGTGATGTCGCCCGGCAGGATAGACGCACGCATCCCCCTGAGTTCGACAGGCGCCCCCATAGGCGGACGCACGCCCTTCTCCAGCAGCTCTGCTTTGCGGCGCTCCATCAGTTGCAGAGCCTTCACCCCGCCCAGGCAGATAGTGCCAGGGCCAGAGCCGTAGACGTTTTCGCCCAGCACGTCCCAGCGCGGCGCCATGACAGGGAAATCACGAAAGCCAGACTCGCGCAGAACGTCGTCACGATCCTGGCCTTTCTCCCAGTAGACCGAGCGGTAAGGCATGTTCGCGGCATCGCGCATCTGGGTGTTGCGGTTGTCCCGCGGTTCGACGGCGTGGCACACATCGACCCAGGCCTCTGGGTTGCTGGTCAGCAAGCCGACTGCTGTCGCGCTCATACCGGAGCGCCCGAACTGCTGTTCCATCTGGCGGGCGGTCATCTTGAATTCGCGGTACAGCGTGTCGACCTGCTGGCGGTTGCTGGTGGCCAGCATGTAGCTGCCGATGGTGAACGGGTAGAAGCGCACTACATCACGCTCGTCCGGCAGCGCCGCCATGGCGCCAGACCCGAAAACGCCCTCTTCGTGGTAGACCTTCGGCAGCACGTTGTAGAGGTTCGAACGGGACATTACTTCGCGTATGGCGTTTTCGGCGGCGTACAACCAGGTCTTGACCGGGGCGAACTCCATCAGCGCCTGGTCTGGCGTTCCCAACTTGAACCAGGGCGAAGCCGGGCTGGTCATGCCGCTATGCATGCCGGCGGCCAGGGTGCGAGCCGCGAACGACGCGGTCGGGTTGATGATCTTCCCGTCACGGCGCCGGCCTTCGTTCACTTCCTCGTTCCAGTAGCGGCCGGCCAGCGGCTCGATGTACTGGGATAGATCGCGCCACAGCGGCATCCACGACTTGTCGCGCTCGTTCTTCAGGCGCGCTAGGCGCTTGTCCAGCTGCTCGCGAAGAGTTGCCATGTCAGACCCCAAGCAGTGTTTTCTGACTGGTGCTGGCGGTACCACTCACGCCAGTCGAGCCGGTCAGAATGGTGCTGCTCTGGCCCGCTGCGGCACGACGACGACGGCGTTCAGCGTCGAGTGCGGCCTGTACCGAATCGCTGCTGGTGGTGGCCGGTGCCTCGGTTGCCGGCTGGGTTGTTCCAACGGCAGATGCGGCATCCTCGGGGTCTGGAAAGAGAGACGATCCCAGTTGAGAACTACGCGGCACGCCAAGGGCATCTTCGACAGGATCGCGCACGGCTTTACCAATAGGGTCGATCTTGTCGTGGAAGCTGGTCACCTTGTTGATGATCTTGCCGATCTTGGAGCCGCACATGCTCATTTCTCCGAATAGGGGTCGTAGTCAGAAACCAGGCCAGTGCCACGGTCGCCGGTGTTCCGGTTGCGCTGAACCGGGAATGTGAACGTCAGGGCCAATGCGTCGGCATCGTCCGGGCTGATGCCCAGGCGTTTCTTGATGTCGGCCTTCTTCTCCAGGGCGATCTGGTCGCGCTGGTTGTGGCTGTACTCGGGGCTGGTCAGCTCGGCTTCCAGCGTGGCGTCGTCATCGATGGCCAGGCCGGCGCGCAATGCCTCGCGAAGGCGCCACCAGATGTAGGTGCGCATGTTCGCGTAGTGAATGTCAGGAGCCGCGCTGGCGAAGTTCACGTCGATAATCGGCACGCCTGGCATCAGCCGGCGCAGCTGGTCGGCGACCGGGCCACCGACGCCCGTCGAATCGACGAATACCGCGTCCGGGCTGTGCTCCTGCACCGCCGTGCAAACCCTGGCAATGAACAGCGTGGTGTCGCGCGTTTCGCTGCCGGGGATGCGGATAGGCTTGATGCTCTTGGCGTCCATGCCACGCCGGAAGCGGATCACGTTGTTGTCTTCGCCGCCGCGCGCAATGTCGATGCCGCACACCAGGGCATCATCCATGCCATACACGCCCTCTCGGTGCATGGCAGCGGCTACCCAGTCAGACGGGATCAGCTGCAGTTCGGATGCCTTGGGGAAACGACCCAGGACGCGGACGCGGAAGAAGTCGCTGTCTTCGCCGTAGTCGGCCGCCCACTTGGCAATCTGTGCCTTGTTGGTGCCGTCAACCGTTCGGCTGTCGATCTGGCGTGTAACCCAGCGGTGCTTGTACCGGGTGAAGCATTCGCGGAAACGCCCTGTATTCCGCGTGGGGTTGCCGAACGCGATCCAGATGATCTCTGTGTCTTCGTCCGTCAGCGCACCTTCAGCAACCTCCCACACCTTGTCGGCGATGTTCGATGCTTCGTCGAAGATCAGGACGATGCGCTTGCCCTTGTTGTGCAGGCCGGCAAACGCCTCCGTGTTGTGCTCAGACCATGGCACGGCATCAGCGCGCCATGACTTCTCGTGCCCAGGATCGTTAGCAGCAACGGCTGTTGCCGTCGTGGTGAACCAGTGCGAGTTGATCGACAGACGGAACCACTTGCCAATCTCGGGCGCCGTCTTCGTGCGGAGCTGGTTGTCAGTGTTCGCCGTGAACACCACTTTGCAGTCCTCGCACGTCGACATGGCCCAGTGCAGGATCATGCCGATCTCGGCCGACTTGCCAATGCCGTGACCTGACGCCACCGCGATCATCAACGGCTGGTAGCGCGTCTCCGGGTTCTGCAGGTGGCCAGCGATGTCCTGCATCACGTCGCGCTGCCAATCCCTCGGCCCGTCAACGCCCGCCAGCTCACCCTCACCCCAGGGGAACGAGTACAGCGCGCAGCCCAGCGGGTCATGGGTGAAGCCAGCAATGTCCTCGATCAGCTGGGACTCGATGTCGTCAGGCCCTGCCAGCGCGTTCACGGGCCTTCGCTACCTTGTCCGCCAGGGAGATGTTCACGCTGACGTCGAGTTGATCCTTGAATGCATTGACCCCGACGTGCTTGCCCAACAGCTCAAGGTTCTTCACCTTGTCCGGCCATTTCAGCTTCTTCAGGAAGCCAACCATCTCGCGCTCTTCGCCGCGGCCTTCGAAAAGCTCCGAAACATCGAACCCGGCCAGGTACTGGCGCCAGACCTTGGGCCACTGGTGAATAGGCTTGATCGACATGTCATCGGCCAGGATGTCGAGAACATCCATCTGGTCGATCTCAACCAATCTTTTCAGCACGTACTCGGCATCGATCTTGGTCGCCTGACTGCGCTCTGCCTGGGCGGCGGCGATGGCCATCTGCACTTCAACATCCTTCAACAAGCGCTGACCCTGCGAATATGCTGTGGACGCGCTGTATCCGGCACGGATGGCTGCCTGTGTTGCGTTGAGATCCTTCAGGTATTCACCGACGAAACGGTGTTTCTTGGGAGTGAAGGCCATAACGCGCTACCAAGACCAGCCGATGATCACGTGAGAGAGAACCCACAGAGCACCCTCGATCACGACCCAGCCAGCAATCGCGCACAGGCAGCCCAGCATCACGAATGCACCGGTCATATCTGGCAACTTACCCATCAGCCTTCTCCGAATCCGGTGCTCTTTCGTGCGGCGATGGTCTTTGCATCGCCCAGCATCCACTGCCTGAATTGTTCGCGTGTCAGACCGCTCGGCATAACGCGATGTGGCCCGGCTACAGCTTGCCTCATGCGAGCCAGATCAAAGTTCACTTCACCGCTCACTTCCACACCGCCTGCTTAATCTCGCGGATCATGTCGACGAAGCCTGTTCCCTGGCTGCGTACCTCTGCATAGGCGTAGAAGGCGCGAACCATGATCCAGGCCGGCAGGCCACAGGCGAATACCACTCCAGCCAGTGCAACCAGGCCAACATAGTCATGAGCCCAGCCAATCAGGCCGAGCTTCATCACGACGAACGCGCCACCTCCCAGACTGGAAACCACTGTGCTGATCAGCGCTACCACGAACTCCTTGATGGTCTTCGGCAATGTCATGGACATCACGACGATGGTTGCCAGGACTACGGCCAGGACGATAAGGCAAGTGGCCAGCTTCCACAGGAGGAATCCACCCGCAGTTGTCGATGCTGGCTCTGTCATGGTTGGCAATCTCATAGGCATTTCCTGACCCTTCGCCGGGCCGGCACTGCGGAAACAGAAAGCCCCGGATTTCTCCAGGGCCAGAAACGACAAAGCCCCAGCGATTGCCAGGGCTTTAAAATCACGCGTCACATGCTGTTAGGCCGGACACGCTGCCATAAAAACAGGTATTTATCCGTACGGAAAGACTTTTTTCATGCTACGTCCCTCAAGTTCTCAAGCGCACAATCCACCCACGCCACGCCAGCACGGATCGCCGCCCTGGCCGTGCCCTCACTGACCTTGTAGTACCTACCAACCTTCGCGGCTGGCCACTTCTCTCCGAAGTACAGCCACAGGCATTCCCCCATTAAAGGCCCTCGGATGCGGCCCTTCTCCCTCGCGCAGAGCCTTGCAACGCATCCGTCGACAGTCATTGCCAACTCGTCCGTGATGTTGGGCGACATGCTGGCCAACTGGACGTTGTCGCGGATGATCACGTAGGCCGGGGAGATGTAGCGCGGAACTCCTGAGCCGGACATGCGCCACCAGCCCCATTGCTCAAGCAGGTACTCGGTATCCCCCAGCGGCTTGTTCATGTAGGTGCGCTTTTTCATGCTGCCCTCCGTGGAGTCGGGTTGGTGCCGAGACCAAAAAGCTCGCGCAGAAGCTTGTCAGCGTGTTTGTTCTTGGCGTTGCCCTCGGCCACCCAGCGCTTAGCGTAATCGCCAAAGCTCAGTTGCCCAGGGAAACCGTGCCAGTCGGCCACAATGTCCATGAATGCCGCCGAGGCGATCCGACCATTCGGCTGATCCAGCAAGATGCGATTCGCCTGTTTCAGAAACTCCCGCTCGCCACTGGTCATACTCTTGCGCGGCAGGGCCGCTACGACGTTGCTCATTGGATACCCCCGGATACGTTCGATTGCTTCATACCGCTCATGACGCCCTCCTCTCGGCATACCGATTTCCCCGTGGTCGCCCCATTTCCACCTCCTCCTGGCTCAGCTCGCGAGGGGTGGCGAAGCTGACGAAGCGGGCGAACTGCCCCTGCTGCTGGACGAAGCACGAGCCCACCGGAGCCTGCCGGCCCTTGTCCAGGATCAGCTCGGTCACGCCGTTCTGCCCTTCCTCGGTCTCCTTGTCCCGGTGCACCAGCAACACCGCATCGGCGTCCTGCTCGATCTGCCCGGAATCGCGCAGGTCACTCGCCTGCGGACGCTTGGACTTGCCGGTGCGCTTGGTCGACTCGCGGTTGAGCTGCGCCAGCACCAGCACCGGAATACACAGCTCCTTCGAGAGGTTCTTCAGGGCAGTGGAGACGGCACCGATAGCTTCGGCCCGGTTTCCGGCACGACCGCTGGTGGCGATCAGGCCGATGTAGTCCACCACCAGCACATCCAGGCCATGTCGGCGCTGCACCTGACGGGCGATGCTGCGAATCCGCGCCACCGTCAGGCCCGGGCGATCGCACAGGTAGAGCTCAGCCGGTTTCAGCTTGCCCACCGCCGCGGTGATCTTCGTCCAGTCGTCGTCCTGCAGCTGCGAGGCATCGTCCAGACGGCGCAGGTCGACGCCACCGACAGACGCGATACCACGGGTGGCCAGCTCCTCCTTGGTCATCTCCAGACTGAACACCAGGCCCACACCAGAGCCGCTCAGCACCACGCTCTGCGCGATCTGAAGGCCCAGGGTGGTCTTACCCTCCCCTGGCCGACCGGCAATCACCACCATCGACTTGCGGCGTAGGCCGCCGCGCAGCAGGTGATCCAGATCCACTAGGCCGGTGGACAGGTGCGGCACCGTACGTCCGTTGAGGTCGTCATCAATGCGATCGACCACCAGCGACAACACTTCCCCGATCCGGTAGACCTCCGGCTCGTCGTCACCGAGATCGCGCAGGTCGGCCAACGCCTGCTGTGCCTGGGCAACAATCTCTGGTACCGGGCGGCTCTCGTGCGCCAGCTCATGTACAGCACCAGCGGCAGCCACCACCTTGCGGAGGACAGAGCGCTCGCGAACATGAGTTGCGTAGGTACGCCAGTTCGCCGTTGATGGAACATTCACCGCCAGATCGCCGGCATAGGCCAATGTCCGCTGATCGCTGGGGAGCGTCGGACGAAGCTGGGCCACGGTTACAGGATCCACCGGTATCCCCTCGCGATGCAGATCAGCAATAACGTCGAACAGAGCGGCGTTGTCGTCGAAGTAGAAGTCCTCAACACAGACCGCATCAACGATCTCTTCGACGAGTTCGAGATCCTGCTGTGCCGCCGCCTTCAGAACAGCACCGAGCACACCTTGCTCGGCCTCCAAGCTGAACAGCTCACGCTTCTCGCTCATGCCAGCCCCCGCTCGGAATCCCAGCGAAACAACACCACCTGGCCACCGCCATCACAGAGCCGATCCACCACCCGGTCGCCGACGCACTTACGCAGCTCCAGGATGTTCAGGTTCGAAATGGCGATGGTCGGCAAGCTGCGCTCGTAGCGGGCATTGATCACCTCGAACAACACCTGCCGCTCGAAGTCCGTACCGTGCTGTACGCCGATCTCGTCGATAACCAGCAGATCCGATCCACACAGTTCGGCGTACACATCGTCCTCGCTGAGTTCGGACTTGCCGAACGTCGACTTCACCGACCGAATGATTCCAGGTGCGGACACGTAGTGACCGACGACGCCAAACCGGCTGAAGTCGCGCACCACCTGCTGCAACACCGCGCAGCCCAGGTGCGTCTTGCCGGTGCCCATGGTGCCGAGCAGCAGCATCGAGCGGCCGGAGAGCAGCCCATCATCGAAGTGCTCGGCGTAATCCAGGCAGGCCTGCAACACGCCGGCCTGATGGGCATGGCGGTCAGTGCGGTAGTTCGCCAGCGTCGCCGGACGAAACCGGGGCGGAATTCCGGTATCCAGCAAACGCTGGTTCAGATCGCGGTCGGCCTGCACCAGCTTTGCGGTTTGGCTCACCGACTCGTCATGCGAGTTCTTCGCGTCGAAGTGGCAGCGCGGGCAACCACGCCAGATCGGGGCGCCGTCGAACTGCTCGATCAGGTGGTCGTCGAAATCACCGTGCGCTTCGCAGACCTGGTGAGGCTTGGTTTTCAGGGTGTACTTGGGGGCACTCATGCTCGCTGCCTCGCTATCCGGTAGGTGCCATCGGGCTGTAGCTCAAGCCCTGCTTCGTGATCGATCTGATCCAGTCCGGTGAAGCGCGACGGGGGATGGTGGGTGTTCTGCGTGGGCAACTCGTCTTCCCAGCGCTGGCCGTTCAGCCAAGACGCCGGCAGCGGCACGAACTGGCCGCCATCCTTGAGCCAGTCAGGCCGTTGGCAGTGTGCGGGCAGTGCAGCCATGGCAGCCTGGCGTTGCTCAGGGCTCAGCTTGCGCCAGGCCTTCTCCGCATCAGGTCGTTTCTGCCGACGTGGGTACAACCGATAGAACTGGTCGAAGCCCTCCAGCGGATCCAGTTTGGAACTGGTTGGTTTGGCTTTCCCCTGCACCTTGCTGGAGACCTGTTCCGGGGCACGAGCGTCCTGGCCGGCTTGCCCGGTTTGGACATGCTCTTGATCTTTATCTTCTCCCTTTACTTGTCCCTGTCCCTTGCGATCCTCAGAGGATTGCTCGTGCGATCCTTCAAGGATGCTCGCAGGATTCTCAGCCGATCCACTGGCGATACTCGCCGGATAATCCGGGCATTCCCCGCCGGATACCTGCTGGATATCCGGACGAGTCGCCATGGATAAAGGTTTCAAAGCACGCAGCAATCGGGAAGCCTCGAGCACCTGTGCCTCGAGCTCTTTTGGATCAAAGGCCAGCTTCCAGCGCGTGGCGTTCCCCTTGCCACCACGCAGCCGGCCCTGGAGCTTCTGCAACCACCCCTCCAGTGCTTTCTCGGCAACCACCGGGTGATACAGACGCCCATCCGAACACTTGATCCAGCCATGCAGAGCGCCGTCCTTAACCCCATGCCAGGACGACAGATCGCGCCCGTACTCAGCCAGGCGCGCCAATGCCACGTCGTCATCCGGGAGGCTGGCCGCGGGCACCTGGTGGTAAGACTTGAGCCACAAGGTAACCCCGGCGCGCCATTCCCCATCTGAAGCGCGAGCATGGAACTCTGAACCGAACAACCTGGCGATATCCAACGGCATGAACTGGAAATCGCGCAGGTCACAGTCGGCCGGCATGAGCGGTTCAGGCAGAGACATCAGCACCACCCTCCACCTCATCAGCAAGCCGCAGAAGCTCCTGAGCGACCAACCTCGCCTGATACGGCGACAAAAGTATCGAGAAGACTTCCCACACCTGATCTGTCTGGCGGATTTCCAGATAGTCGCCGCGCTTGCCGACCTCGGTTTCGTAGGCTTCCAGGAGCTTCATATGTCGAGCTCCCGTGTCACCCGCTGCACGAAGGCGTCGTAGTGCTCTGCCATCTCGAAACCCTGGGTTTCCAGCTCGTAGCGATTGCGCTTGGCCGACTCGTAGAGCAACCAACGCTCACGATCCGGCAGATGGGTGAAACCGGCATAGCTGGGCCAGGGGCCGGCGATGGTTCGGGCCCGGGCAACAGGCTGCGCCAGGCCGGAATGCAGAGGAGATTGCTCAGTGCTCATGCGCGATCCTCCTCGTAGACGGAGGTACTTGATTGGCTTTCTTCGGACAAGCCGATCCCGTCGCCGCTGGTGCAGCGTTTTTGAATGCGCATGGTCAGGCTCCTAGGGCAGCGAGTTTTTCGAGGGTTTTGGCGTACTCAATGCACAGCGCGGCATGACTGGCACTGGCCATGTCTTCATCCAACCCGCAGCGGCGTCTCACCACTGTTGCTCCCGGGTAATGAGCTTTGATGGTCTTCTCCGCTGCACGCATAGCCTTCAACGAAGGGAACGGCCCAAACTTGCCGAACGGAGCACGCTGAATGGAATCATCCAGGGTGTAGTAATTCACGAACCCGCCGAGATGGCGCCAACGGGAAGAAAGAGCGGCAACCTTCTGGCGTGCCAACTCTTGCTGCTTCGGTAGCTTCATCGGCAGATACAAACCACTAGCAATTTGCGAGCAGTGAATATCGAACGACTCCTCCGGAAACACCCTTGCAATAGCTAGGAGCGCCGCCTCAGCCTCCTCCTCATGCTCGAACGGGCCAAGTACGCCAACAGGAGTAGCTTCTTCTGATTTCGTGGGGTCAATACCGCGCTCGACATGAATCGGAAGATCGTCGTCACCACCAATACGCTCAAACACCAGGCCGGCCGACTTCAGCTTGACGTAATAGGCAAATGTCCAGCCGTCGATTACACGGAAAAGCCCGTGACGCTTTGCATAGGCAGTGTTCAGACGCTTGCGAATAACGAAAGCTGCCCCCTGGTGCTGCTGGCTAAGTTCAAAATTGCCGATGAAATCGACGCCGCGAATATCGACTCGGTATTGCTCATCGGGGAAGTAGTCCTCGAGGCTGGCAACCACCTTCGCGGCCTGCTCCTCATTCGGGAATGGCCCAACCGGATCCAGTTCCACACCGTTTGAAGCCGTTCCCGAGACAAAATACCCTTGGACTTTGTCACCGATGATCGTGAAGCCATAAAGCTCCCGAACCTCTACCGGCTTGGCGCGTTTACGCAGGCGGGGTTGAAGAACGGTGGAATCCTGGCGGGTCAGTTTGGCTGCAGTATTCATTTCACACCTCCAACATTCATGGTTTCGAGGGCGCGATCGCGCCACATATGAGCGTTGTATCCGGCCGGGTGGCCCGCAAGGCTGAGGCGGGAATATCGATAATCTCTCCGGGGGAACCCAGAAGGATGTCGAGCCACTCGTCAGACGTCGGGTCAATCGCATATGCGATCAGTGCGAGGATGATTTGGCTCTCCTCCCGCGGCAGCCGATCTTTGATGTGATGCAGGTAAAGCATCAGAAACGTTCGCCCTACGGGGTACTGGCTTTGCTCCATAGCTCGTTGGAGGAATCTCCAGCAGTCGCGCTCCATACCCTTGAAGCCATTTATGACTCTGGCTTCGGCTCTCAACATTGGGTGCTCAAGCCAGACCCCCATGCCGGGAAGGTCTTCGGAGAGGTGTCGATGAACTAGGTGGGCCATGGTTTCACTGAAGTAAGTGAGGCGATAGAGCTCAGTCCTGGCTTCGGGCTCCCCGATGACCACAACGTGGCCCTGGCGGGACAGTTGAGGTTGATTACACATAAGCCCACTCATGCCGCCTCCCCGCGCAAAGCACTACGGCTGCGAACCCAGGCCTGCACCTCGGCCAACAACCAGCCGACCGGGGCTCCGCGCTGCTTGCTGTCGCTCAGCGGAACCTGCTTCGGAAAACCCGAATCAGCGGCCAGGTACTTGTAGATCGTGGCCCGTTTCAGGCCAGTCAGCCTCTCTACCTCCGGCATGCGGATGATCACCGTGCCGGGGTCGATTTGCGCTGCGCCTGCGTGGCTTTGCGCATGTTCCGTGGTACCTTTCTTCATGACGTTGTTTTCCTTGCTGGTTTCGACGTTACCGAAGCCCTGGCGACTCTCACCTCGCCGGGGCTTCTTCATTTCAAGCGTTCTGCCTTGCCTCATCCTGTTCCATCATCCGCTTCATACGATAAGCGACCTCTCCGCTGATGCTCCGGCCATTTCGATCAGCCTGCTCAGCAATCCAGTGATGAATGCTTTCCGGTAGGCGGATGCTCATACTCCTCTTTCTAGCGGTCATTTCACACCTCATGAAATCATTTTAGATCATTTAAAATCATTTAACACCCAGCATCAGACCATGTCAAATGCAATCATTTGCCATCGTCCTGCGGTAGGTATCATGATGTTGTACCGTGTATTCGATTGCATAACCGGAAGCCTTGATGGGTAAGTACACCGACTTCGGCCAGCGTCTCGTCTGGTACCGCTCAAAAGCTCAGATGACACAGCGAGAGCTGGCAGATAAGAGCGGGGTTAGCCTTCCTCAGATAACCCGATATGAAACCAACCGTTCTACACCGCGGCTAAGTGCTGTTATGAAACTGGCCAAGGCTTTGGATCTTGATGCTGAAGCCTTCACGGATGAGAGCCCCATTCCTGACGCAGCTGAGGCCGTGATCGAGTTCCCTGGGGGCGAAGAAATGGGTTTGTTCATCTCCGCGGAAATTATGGAGCGCCTGCAAGCAATGGCTGATCGTTCCGGCAAGACAGTTGGCCAATGCATGGGGGAGATCGTGGAGTGGTATATCGAAAAAGCTCACAAGGAAGCGATAGAAGCCGGCATGAAGCCAACCAAGAAGGGCCGATAACAGATCCGTGCGGCCACAGCGATTGTGAATCAGCCCCCTGTAGTTCCAGGTACAAGTAGTCCGTGCATTAAGGCGCTGCTGGCTCTTGGTAGTTGCTAAACGAAGGTCAACATCCCTGCTGCACTGGATGGCAATGTCATTGTCATTCATCGAGCCTTCATCACCGAAGCGCAACGATTGCTCTTGGCAGTGAAAAGGCATGACCTGAGCGCTTTCCCGATGGGAAGCTGTCATGTGCTGAGAGGATTGAGTTGACATGCTGCACCCGCCTGCTGGTTTGGACGGGTGTAGATTGAGCCGCGGGAAGGCCAGCGTCACCGCAATTGCGGTAGCTTTTTCCGCAACTGCGGTGAGAGCCTCTTAAGGCAATCTCTTCCCTGCTTTATTAGCTGCCGCGAAAATCATTTCAAGATTCCGCTTGCTCAGACCGCGCTTATTTGGGTACTGCTCTAAAATCTCACCGATGATTCCGGCTTGATTACGAGCCGAGCGGCTTGGTCTGCTAAGCAGCTCAAGTAAAGCGAAGACAGCAAGAGCATATGATGGCGGGGAGTCTTGCGTTTGCTTAGGCGGTGGGGCAGCAAGATCAGTAGGTGTGGGAAAGTGAACAGTAAGAGGCACCCAAGGGTCTGACTCACTACCACCATAAACCCCGAACTCTCGAGTAATTGGCTCCTTCCAATCTAGAACCCCAGGCGCATTTGCATAACCAGCAATAAGATAGATATCTTCTGGATAAAAGAATGCCAATGAATAATCATCAAACTCCGGAGAGGTAAAGTGCAAAGGGCTATCGCTGTACTCAGGGTAGAATATATACTTTCCGCCTTTACCTGAAGTAGCCGTAAACGCCACAAACTCTTCTACGACCTCGTATGAAGACGGATAAAGTATCTCGTTTGTCTGGAACTCTACCTCTTCAGCTATGCGCCAATCGCCGTCAGAATCGCGTGTAATCTCAATCACATCACATCGTATGCGAAAATATATTGGCAGATAACCTTGCCTACTAAGATCATGTAACTGCTCAGCAGAAACCTCCTCCCCGATAAGATTGCCAAGCAACCGAGATGCTTCCTCCACATTCAGCCAAGGCTGAAATTTCGCTAGCTTGCTCATCCTCTCGCCTCCCCAGGCGCCCCATCTTGAATAGACCGGCCACCCAGGCGGATGGGGAATCCGCTTTTCGCCCCGTCGGGCTAGGGTGGCCGAAACGCTGCGCTCGGATACTGGCTATCCGAACAGTGATGGCATTCAGTCTATATCTGTTTATGCTTCGGTGACAGCTCCAGCCAAAAGCCGTATAGCCACACCTTCCATCATGGTGGCAATATGCAACCTTTCAGGCATGGAGGTCGGAATGCGTAACTCCCATCAGAACACTGCGGCACTCGTAACCAAGGCACTCCTAGTGCTGATTGCAGCCATTACAATCACCGGCTGCGCCACCAAGAAAGACTTCTATGCCATGGGCGGTAGCCGCGCTGACGGAACGGTCGATATGGCCTATGACTTCCGCCAGTTCGAATCCCCCGTAGTGAATCCTGCTCAGGCGCAATCGATCGCGAAATCGAAGTGCCGAGTCTGGGGCTACAGTGACGCCGAGGCATTCGGTGGCATGACACAGAACTGCCATCAGCGTGATGGATTCGGAACTTGCGTAGCCGGCCAGGTCGTCCATACATACCAGTGTATCGGGAACCTTAACGAGGCCGCACAGGCCAAGCCTGTCAGCACTCAAGCCCCCGCCTCGCTATCAGGCGCCCTGTCAAAAGACCAATGGCAACAGCAGCAACTCCAACAGCTCAAGAGCGAAACCGGCCTGTCTTACGAGGAGTACACACGCCGGTACCGTCAGATCATTGCGGAGTGAGTCATGCTAAGGGACATGAATGGGGATGAGATCGCCGAGGCCAAAGCTCTTGAAGTCAGAATTGACCGTCTAGCGCAACAGAGGGATACCCTTGCTGACACAGTCCACCGCAGGGAAACAAGGAAGGATGCTGTCTTAGCCTTTGCTGCAATAATCGGCTGTGGATTTGGGATCGTCGGGCTAATCGCCACCTTGATCGAAGGCATCAACATCCTGTATGCCGCTGCAATGCTGATCGGCGGGGTGACATTCTGGCTCTGCCGAGACGCAGAAAAACGATCCGCCTGGCAACGCCAACGACTAGATCAAGTTCTGCGTGAGATTGAAGAGTGCGAGCAGAGATACCAATCTGTTACTGCTCCCAGAAGGCTTAAAGCCGTTCTCGAATCTCGCTGACTGTCAGCTCATCGATTGTTATGTGCAAGGAAGCACAATGCGCAGATTCATCGCCCTTCTAGCTCTTCTGCCGTGCCTGGTTCTGGCCGATGAGCAATCCCTCTCCTGCTACGTCGTCGGCGTCAGTGACGGCGATACCCTGAGCTGTTTCGATCCTGAGCGACGGAAGGCCGAGAAGATCCGTCTCCGCGGCATCGACGCGCCCGAGTCTAAGCAGCCATTCGGCCAACGCAGCAAGCAGAGCCTGTCACAACTCGCGCACGGTCAGCCGGCGACGGTGAAATGGAGCAAGCGCGACCGCTGGGGCCGGATCATCGGCACGGTCTGGATCGAACCAGTCGATTGCCCGGGTTGCGGTCATACCCTCGATGTCGGCCGGGCACAGTTGTCAGTCGGCATGGCTTGGTGGTTCAGGCGCTATGCGAACGAGCAACCGGACGAAGAGCGCAAACAGTACAAATTCGAGGAGCGGGAAGCGAAAGCCCGCGGCATAGGACTGTGGCAGGACAAAGATCCTATAGCGCCTTGGGAGTGGAGGAAAAGGTAGCGCTGTGCCATGATCGTGATACCAGCATGGACGAGCCCTATGTGCAGGCTACGGTATTGCTACTTTGGAACGCCATGGGAATGTAAAGCCCCCTTGCGAAGAGCAGAGCCTTGATAAGGACTTCATGTGAAAAAGATTTCTCTCACAAAATTAGAAGTAACATTTCCAGCTTTTAGAAAGCTGAAAAACTTTAAGATAGATTTTGCACAAAGAATCACTCTCATAGCTGGGCATAACGGGATTGGTAAATCCACCATCTTGGCATTAGTTGCAAACGGCTCCGGTATAACTAACGCCAAGCAAACCAGCTATATGGGCAAGACATTTCAGGCCAGCTTAAACGAAATCATTCACCTGGACTACGTAACCGAATTAGAACAAAAGAAGGTCGCAGATGCTTTACCAAATCCTTCGCTGGAATATTTAATTGATGGGCGTGTTTTCACAAAGCGCTGCGGGCTAACGAAGCGAACGATTAACGACAAAGACGGAAATTTCCTTAGACTTGAGGCGCGCGTCGTTCCTCGCAATGTGCCAGAGAACGGTGACGGCTTCACGATCGGTGACTCATCTAAGGTACCGCTTCCCACTATCTACCTCGGGATGGCAAGAATGCTTCCCATCGGAGAAAGCGATCCAGAGTTAGTAGACAACCAACCTGACACAGCAATGGATCCTTCTGATGCCACGTACATCGCTGACTTCATTAATAGGGTAATAGGCTTCACCGGGCCTCCTGGCTTGCTCCACAACATCACAACACAGGCTATTAAAGGCACAAGCAAAGTCACTAAGCACCCACAATATTCCCATAGCCCGAAAAGCATCTCATTGGGGCAGGATAGCCTGAGCGCTATTGCGACAGCCTTGGCCTCATTTAGAAAGCTGAAGCGAGAGTGGCCAGATTATCCTGGTGGGTTGCTTGTGATTGACGAACTAGATGCAGGGTTTCATCCGCATGCTCAACAGAAGTTGATCGAGGGAATAAAAAACTCCGCCAAACTACTAGATGTGCAAGTAGTGGCCACAACACACTCTTTGTGCCTAATTGAAAACGTACACCCTGAGTCAAACCCCATTGGCGGTAAAGGAAAACACGTAGACTCTGTGGTCTACATCACCGACTCGATTCAACCGAGAGTGACTGATGATTTCTCTCTAGAAGATATTCGCAACGATATGGCCTTGAAGGCGCCTATGCCGGAAAAAGTGCCCAAGAAAATATTGAAATGTTACCTAGAAGATGCCGAGGCGAGCTTTTTCCTGCAAGCACTACTAACCACTAAGTTCAAGGCTCAAATTAAGACTGAGACCAACACAACGCTAAAAGTCATCCCAATCAGCATTGGCTGCGGCAATCTTCAAGGGCTACCAAAACACGATCCTTACTTCAAAGAGGTTTTGCTAGTTGTCGACGCAGATGCCCACAAGAGCGCTGGACTTACAAACACAGTAAAGCTGCCTGGTTTGGTTAATGGGAAAGGCGCATCACCAGAGAAAACCATCTACGAATTCATCAAAGCCCTCGTTCAACCGAACGACGATTTTTTAGCAACACGAAAGCACTTAAAGAAACTCAAGGTAAGTAGCGACCAGCTTTCTGAGCACTTACTCCAGCACAACCTAAATATCAATGATCGAGATGCTGCAAAAAGATGGTGGAACTCCAAACTGGAGTTGATCAAAGGCTGGAAACTGGTTCATCAATGGCTGGATGAGCATCCAGAGCAGACTCAGGCCTTCAAGGACGAGTTCCTTGCTGCCGCGAAAGCCACCGCCAAGCTTGTAAAGTGAAGCTGGCCAGCCTCAGGCATCGCCTGTACACTTGCCCCCCAAGCGCCCTGTAGGAAAATCTGAATGGCCAGCAATATCTTCTTCACACCCCTTCGGTATCCTGGGGGGAAGGCGCGGTTCGCGCCGTTCATTGCAGAGGTCATGCAGTTGAATCGTCTGCATGGCGGCCACTACTTAGAGCCCTATGCCGGCGGGGCTGGCGTCGCTATGGCCCTGCTGCTTCAAGGACACGCGTCTCATGTGCACATCAACGATCTTGATCCTGCCGTGAACTCGTTCTGGCTCGCCGTCACGCAACACCCTGAAGAGCTATTGAAGCTGCTGCGTGACTCGCCCGTAACCATGTCTCAGTGGCACCACTGGAAATCAGTGATGCAAGGTGAGATAGACTGCAGCGTCGCCGAGCGCGGTTTCGCCACCTTGTTTATAAATAGAACAAATCGATCCGGCATCCTCAAAGCGGGAGTTATTGGTGGCAAGAATCAAACTGGCCCCTATAAAATTGATGCACGGTTCAAAAAGGAAGATTTGGCAGCGCGGATTACCCGAATAGCTGAAAGAGCCAAAGATATTTCGGTCTACTGCGAAGACGCTTTAGGCCTACTAAACCGGTGCAACGAATTTCTACCAAGCAAATCATTAATTTATCTTGATCCTCCCTATTACGTCAAAGGACAGGGCCTTTACCGAAATTATTATGATCACTGGGATCACCTAGCGATCGCCAAGGTGCTACGACCGCGAACCTTCAAGCACCCATGGGTGGTCTCTTATGACAATGCCCCAGAAATTCGCGATATGTATAAGGGGAAGATGGAACTAACTTATGGCCTCTCATATTCAGCGCAGGAACGCTATCTAGGTGATGAAGTGATGTACTTCAAGTCAAGGATGAAAGTACCCGCAGCCGCCACCTTGCCACTGACCTCCTTGTCGGCTTGAGGTTACAGACTGCATTGATGGTGTGCGTCCGCCCCAACCTATCTAGCTCCTGCCCCGCCATAGACCGCTACTGAGCCAGATCCAGCGCCTCTCCTTTCATTCATTACCTGACCCCTCCAGCACACGCCCAAACTCATATGGCGAAATGAACCGCTCCCGGTTCGCATCCAGGTAGTCCGCCCACCACTGCACCATCAGCCGGCGCTCGTCCAGATGCTCAGCCTTGTGGATGTAGGCCCCGCGTACCGTGTCACGCTCCTGATGGCTCATCTGCCGCTCGACTGCATCCTTTGTCCATAAACCCGACTCCACCAGTGCCGAACAGGCCATGGTGCGGAAGCCGTGGCCACAGACATCGACCTTCGTGTCGTAACCCATGCGGCGCAGGGCCTTGTTGACGGTGTTTTCACTCATCGGCTTGTAATGGTAGTGGTCACCGGGGAATACCAGGTCAAACCGGCCGGTGAGCTGCCTTACCTGCTCGAGCAGCTCCAGCGTCTGGCGGCTCAGCGGTACCAGATGCGGGGTACCCATCTTGGCGCCGCGGTGGGAGAACTTGACACCCTCGATGGCTTTGCGTTGCCCGGGTATCTCCCACATCGCTCTTCCGCTATCGATCTCACTCCAGCGAGCAAAGCGCAGCTCACTAGAGCGGATGAACACCAGCAGGGTGAGCGATACCGCATAGCGGGTCAGTGGCCGGCCCGAATCGGCCTCAATACGCTGCAGCAGCTCAGGCAGACGATCCAGCGCCAGAGCTGGCCGGTGGTTGTTCTTGCGGGTGGTGGTGGCGCCTTTAAGATCGTTGGCTGGGTTGCTGTCGATCAGCCCATGCTGCACAGCCATACGCATGATGCCAGTGATGTACTGGCGCAGCCGGCCGGCCAGTTCGAGGGTGCCACGCTTCTCCACGGCCTTGAGTGGCTGCATCAGATCGCGGGTTTTCAGTTCACCCAGCGGGCGCCCACCGAGTCCCGGCAACACATGCAGCTCAAGATTACGCCACACCGTAGCGGCATGCCCTGGTGACCACTTGAGGGCACAGGCCGCGTGCCACTCCTCGGCCATGACTCTGAAGGTATTGGCGCGGGCGTTGGCCGCCTCGATCTTGGCGACCTTGGCAGCCTCTATCGGATCCTGCCCATGCGCCAGCAACTCCAAGGCCGCAGCACGCCGTTGTCTGGCAGCCTTCAGGCTCAGTGCCGGATAGTTACCGAAGGTGGCCAGCCCCGCCCGACCATCCGGCCGGGTGAACTTGAAGCGCCAGACCTTGGAGCCACTGGGCTTCACGGCCAGGTACAGGCCCTGACCATCGAACAGCTTGTATTCCTTCTCGCGAGGCTTGGCGGCCTCGCACTTGGGATCAGTCAGAGGGGTGACAGGGCGTGCCAT